CAAGCCCATACACCGTGGTCTGAACAAGAAGCTCCACCCCCACATCGGTCGCAACCATCAGATTCTTGCGATCATCCAGGTCCAGCCAAGCATGCATCTTGCGGATTATCGCAGCGAACGGTAGCGGTGTGATCCGCCTCCACCCCCCAACCTTCTCCAATAACCCCATCCGCCAGCGCACAAGATTGCCAGCAAACCAGCCAGCCGACGTCATGACCTGAGTGGCCTGAGACTGGAACCCCGGCTGCGACATTGGCTTTACGAGCGACATCAGGGAGCCCTCGGAGCCTGGGCCAACGGCGCAGGTGCCAGCGAACCAAAGCTCGGACCCTCACCCCGGAAGCGCGCCTGCTCAGTCCCTGTACCCTTCAGCAGAGTCTGGTACTGCGCTTCCCAGCTCATCGCACGCTGCGGATCATCAGCCTGAGCTCCGAAGTCGCGCTGATAGCCGCTGGCAAACACCATGCAGGCACAGAGCAGCAGCTCAGGATACTTCGTACTGAGGTACGTCTCGTTATTGGTCGGAGAGAGCGTAGCTGGCCGGATCAGGCCGGTCAGCTCGACGGTGTAGCTCTTGTCTGGCGTCGGCATCATCCGCACAACATGATACAATTGCTGCGTCGGGATCACAGGCAGAGGCGGAGGCGGGGTCAACGAAAACGGGTCCGCAAACAACGTCGCCTGTGGCGTGCCTCCAATCAGCGCATACTTCTGCGGCACACCGGGCTTGTACGAGGCTTGCGGCCAGAACATATCCAGCGCGGTTGGCGTGATCCGGTCCAATATCGTCCGCTTGCTGGTGCCGCTCACCGGCCCAGCCGGGGTGCATACGCTGATCTGATCGAGTGTTCTCACGCTATCAGGGAGAACAAACTCACGATTGAGCGCAGTGAGCCTTCCTTGCTGCGTGATCGTCGTCACCAGGAACGGGATGTCCTCGTAGATGCGCGCCTCGGCATACAGAAACATCGCCGGAATAATGCGCGTGAAGTTGATATCCGTCTGATTGAGCGGAATCTCCAGCATGGTTTGGAGCCAGGAGACAGTCTCGTCATATTTCATCGGAAATCCCCTGAACATGCGACCAGAGACTCTTGGTATTACCCAATGAGGTAACGGCCACTGCCTTCACACGGTAAGTCACACCAGGAAACAATCCAGCGATCCGCTGGATCGACGCCGTATTCAGAATGCCACCAATGGGCGTTACCACTTTTGGAGGTCCTTCCAGATGATCGGTAGGGTCTGAATCTTTCCCCGACACAACCTTGATCGTCCAGACCGAACTGATCAACACCTCCTCTGGTTGGAGGTCGTGAATAAAATCCAAGCCGAAGACTTCGTTTTCATTCCGCTCTTGAGGTGAAAAGTCCCTGCCACAGTACAATGTAGCCTCCTATCATCTCACCCGTACTATCTCATTGCGAAGCATGTTGATCGGCTGCTTGAGCACCCTGACACTCATCGGTGTGAAAAATACATCCTCATCGATAAAGAAGCTGGCAGTAACCTCCGTCGTCAATGGCGGCATCTGCAGAAAGACATCGTCTTCAAAGTAAAACCCAGGCTCTATATAAAATAAATTAAGCCTATCCCCGGCCAGATCACGATCATACCACGAATACAGCGTCACTCCACCGCCGCCGTCATCCGGCCAGCCGACAAGCCGATAATCCTGCTCATAGACGTAGTAAAGAACTAGCGTCATGTTGCACCTAGTCTTGCTCTCGTCTGTTGCGTTATCTGTTCTGCCATTACATCCTGATTCGCCTTCACCATCTCATTGCGAAAACTCTCGACCGCCGCCCCCGTCTGACGCTGCATCTGCGAGTTCTCGACCATCAGCACAGGAAGCCACGCTATCGCACAGCCCCACTGATCGATGATCTCCTCACCCTGCGGATGCTTGCCGCGCAGATGCACCCACCACTCACAAGTGTGACACACCTGCTTCATCGGCTTGCGCCACAGCGGGCACTTCATGTCACCCTTAGCGTGGGGCTTTCCAACATCAGTCATCAGTTCTTGCTCGCTATGATGATGTCCACGTACTGCACCCTGTGATCCATAGTATGAGAGTGTCCCGCACCACTGCCGTTAGCAGCAATACTAATTCCAGTATAAGCGCCAGCAATGCTAATACCAGTATAAGCCCCGTAAACACCCATGCCAGTACCAGCAGCGCCGGAGCCGCTACCAATATATTGGTAACTTGTAGGCTGGTAAAATGAAACAGGATTCTCCCCTGCAAGATAGTTAAAAGAAGTAACACCACCACCAGTAGTTAAGAAATAGTTATCGACGGTATAAATACTATGAGCGTGGCCTGGATCGTACAGACCGTGAGCGTGGGTCGGGTCGCTCACACCGTGAGCATGCGTCGGGTCACTCACGGTGTGTGAGTGCGACGGCATCTCGGTGACTGTCAGCGCGAAGCTATCAGTTGCAGTGCGTCCAAACAGTGATGAAAACGCTACCGAACCACCAGACCCTGCCGTTCCACTTACAACACGCAAAGCCTTATCGTTATGCGTAGTTTGCTTCGTCCATCCCGTGGGGGCCGCAGTTTGCTGGAACAGCATCAGAGTGCCAGCCGGAAAACTTCCAGCGGCGGCGGCGATTGCCGCTTGAACAAAGGCTGTAGTTGCGATCTTAGTCGAAGCATCAGAAGCTGGCGATGGCGTCGGTGCACTCGCAGTCGTAGTGAAGATCGGGGAATCTAGCTTTGCGTAAGTGCCAACTCCCTTGACGGTCGTTGCCGTTACCCACTCTGCGACCTGACCAGCAACCGGCGTACCACTGTTATTGACATTGCCGCTACCTTGAGCAGTCAGAGTACCGCCAGTAAAGGTCAACCCCGTGCTGACGATTACTGGTGACCATGTGTTGGCCGCTGACCGATAGTAGATCGCATTGGTGCCCGCCGCCCCTGCCAGCGAGGTCAGGTCTGCGTCGAGCGGCTGGTAAGTCGAGGCCGCCACACTTGTTGACAGCGCACCGATATCACTCAACACCGTTGCTGGGCTAACACCCTGGATCGTCGTATCAGTAACCCACTTGGCATACTGACCAACCGTGGGTGTGCCGCTGTTGCCGACATTGCCGCCGCTGCCGGGAATGCCCTGCGGACCTTGGATACCTTGCGGACCTTGTGGTCCTGTCAGCCCCACTGGCCCTTGCGGACCCGTCTCACCTTGTTCCCCGCGCAAACGCAGCAAGATCGCAACATCCGCGTTGCCAATAAATACAACGCCAGACCCACCAACATACTCTACCGGAACCTCAAACCAAGTACCGTGAGTTATCGCTGGACCCAGCAATCTCCATTGCTGATAGTCTGCCGCTAAATTCTTATCCTGTAAAACGATCTCATCATCATGTGCCGTTGTCGCAAATATCGAGGTCGGATCGAAACCGTCCTGCGTGACGTTATTCACATAGAGCGCCGTCGTTGCAACATTCTGTATCGTGTTGTTGTACCGATATCTCCCCTCACCAGGATCAGCAGCCGCCGTACCATTGTCCTTGCGATAGAAAAATCTGGACGTGGACGCCCCTCCTGGCCCCTCCGGTCCAGTTGCCCCTGTTGCCCCAGTCGCTCCAGTTTGCCCAGGCGGACCCATTGGGCCAATTGGCCCTGGCACCATGCTGTCTGCACCGTCTATACCTTTTGGACCCGGTGGCCCTACTGGACCGCGTACAGCAACGCCCTCAGCGTCGATCTCCACCGTGCGCGCAGGGACAGCGACATCCACCGCCACAACAGACGGGATATCGACATCAACCTCGACAACAACGGTGTCTTCGGACGTCATGTCTAGGTTGGCCTCCACTCTGATCCAGTCCAGTGCTTGACTGGCTTCTTTACCCAGGCACTCCCCATCCAAACCTTCGCGGGCTTCCCTACCCAGTCTGAACCCGTCCAGACCTTTGCCAACCCACCAATAATGACCCCACTGGCAACCAGCGTCTGCGCGTCCTGAGCCCGACTCAGCACACCCGTGACGATGATCTTACCAGCAGCAGACAGCGTCTGAGCAGCCTGTGGTGTCGAAAGTTGCCCACGGACAAGGATGCCACCAGCAGCAACCAGTATCTGGCTAGCCTGCAGTTGATTGAGCGAGCCGCTAATAACAGCGAACGCAACATTGCCTGCTGCCGAGAGCGTCTGACTGGCCTGCGGTGCCGTCAGTATGCCCCGAGCAATCGGCCCACCAGCCGCAACTAGCGTCTGACTAGCCTGCGGTATCGAGAGCTGCCCGCGAGCAACCGGCCCGCCCGCCGCAACCAACGTCTGGCTGGCCTGCGGTGCTGAAAGCTGTCCACGAGCGATTGGGCCAGCTTGGGCAGCTAAAGCCTGACTGGCTTGTGGCTGATTGAGTGCGCCGCTGAGACTGACGGTCCCGACCGAACCCAGCGCCTGATCGGCCTGTGTCTGACTAAGCGAACCACCAATACCGACCACCGGCACATTGGCCGCTGCTGCTAGCGAGTTGTCAGCCTGAATGGCATTGAGCTGACCGCTGACACGGACAGTGCCAGCCGCAACAACCGTATGAGCCGCTTGCGATACAGCGAGTGCACCACCAACAACAATCGCACCTTGGGCGGACAATGTCTGCGCCGCTTGCGGTACCGAGAGCTGCCCACGAACGGTAACGTCACCAGCCGCAACCAGTGTCTGACTGGCTTGCGGCTGATTAAGCGCGCCACCAACACTGACGGCCCCAACCGCAGCTAATGTCTGATTAACTTGTGGTTGATTGAGCGAGCCGCCGACAACAGGTCCACCCGTCGCAACCAATGTCTGTGCTGCCTGCGCGACATTAAGTGTAGCGGTGATTAACGGGAAACCGACATTGGCAGCGGCACTAAGGGTGTTATCAGCCTCAATGACACCAAGAGTACCGCCAACAACGACCTTGCCTTGGGCCGAGATCGTTTGCGCAGCTTGCGATACGCTCAGTGTTGCACCGACAGCAACCGTACCGCCTGCCGAGATTGTCTGTGCCGCTTGTGTGACGCTTAATGTGGCGCGCGCAACAGGACCGCCTTGTGCGGACAAGGTCTGCGCTTCTTGCGTGATCGCAAGCGTGCCAGTGATACTCGGCGCTGCGACCGTAGCGTTGGCGGCGAGTGTGTCGCCCACCTCAATGACAGCAAGCGTACCGCCAACAACGACCTTTGCTTGTGCGGCCAGCGTTTGCGCCGCTTGCGAGAGCGCAAGATCGCCGTTGACGGGACCGACAGTGCCAGCCGCCGATAGTGTCTGCGCGGCCTGCGTTAGATTAAGCGTGCCAAGACAAACGACCGGGCCGAACGACTCGCCCATCCACGACAGGAAGCCTGACGGTGCAGCATAGGTGAGGTCCGCGACTTCGGTGCAAAGCGTTACGATGTTGCCGCTAGCGTTAGGAGTGATGAAAAGATTGAAATCAGTGCCTGCTACCGACGAAACATCAAAGCCATTGGTCCCTGCCGCCGGATCGCCAGAACCATTTCCCCGCCATGCAGTATTGTTTCTGCGCGCCCAAATCCGTTTGGCGTCAGCATCCCACGCGAAACAAACGATATCGCCTGAGACGGGAACAGCGTCGAGAGCGCTAACGAATGAGTTTGTACCGTTGAGATACCAAGCCCCACTAATGATCAAAACTGTGTTGGCTGTATAGCTACTAATGATTGACGTTTTATCTTTTAGGCCTGGAGCCGCAGGATTATTGGTGCCACTAAATACAAATTCGGTATAGTATATGCCTGTGCTATGCGATGTGGTTGAACGAACATTAGCGGAGGCAGTAGAATTGCACGTCGCCGTTTTATCAGCATTGGAAAGCGTGGCATTCGCGCCCTTGTCGTTGACATTCCACGCATCGGCGGTCGGGATAATCTCGCCCATCCATGAGGTGAAGCCGGACAGGCCATCGGTATAGCTTAAGTCCGCAAGCTTGGTACGGAGAGTAAAAGCACTAATTTGAGAGCTTTGCCCCCAAAGAGCGTGAGCGGTGTTTGGAACAGTCGAAACATCAATGCCGTTGGTGCCGGTCGCCGGATTAGCCGCAGCATCTGCATTCCAAAGACCACCGTTGCTGCGGAACCAAATTCGTTCCGCACCCGTATCCCACGCCATACTAATAACATCACCAGCAACGGCTGCTGGTCCGAGATCAACCGAACCGGGAGTACCTAGAACAGCAATGACACCAGTGGATGCGGTGTAATAAGTGCCTTGAAAGGCACTGGTAATAGTAGCAGTCGCTTCATGAATGCCGACGCGAACGCTATTCGGAGTATCAAGAACGAACTCAGCATAGTACTTACCGGCGGTTCCGTTCGTTCTCTTTGTCGTTGATCGAACACCACCAGAGAGAGCGGTTGTAACCGTTGCGGTCTTGTCGCTGTTGGAGAGCGTGACGTTGGCCGACTTGTCGAGCGCGCTCCACGCATCCGGCGTCGTAGCAATAAAGTCCGGCGTGGTGATAACACCGGCACTCTCTACATAGAGAAGCACATCGCCGCTGTTGTTGCCCGATGCAGTAATAATCTCCCACTCGCAGTGAACCCACAGATATTCATTGTTGAGAGTGATTGCCGCGCCCGGCGTAAAGGTTACCGTGCTGGTAGCCGACACCGTGGTCGAGAGCGCCGCCGTGGTCGTACCGACGAGGACCGCACTCGTTATCTCTACAGGGGGGTTGGTTAGAAGATCGACAGCGGTGGTCTTCCAAAGGCGGAGCTTGATGCGTCCGGTCTGCGACGACGCGACCGAGCAGCGCACGCGGAATGCCAACGTCCAGTTGGTATTAGCAAAAGTTCCAGTGAATGGATTTTCAGTTCGCCAACAAGCCGCCGACTGTGACTGAATTGAAGTTAATCTGTCGCTGGTGGTGAAACTTCCGGTCACCTGCTTTTGACGCGCCGACATTGGCGACATATTGGCGGTGGCGATCTTGCCAACCGTCCATCCGGTCGTCATCAGAGCGCCGGTTGGTGCCGTACCTCCATCTTGCAGCGAGAGCGAGCTTGTTGCTCCGCTCGGTGCGGCGTCCTTGAAGTATAAACTCTTGACCGCCACCTAGTCCTCCCACCGGAAGGTGAACGTGCAACGATCATGGTTCGCGATGTGCTGCGGCACGCTTGGCCACGCGTTGCAGCCTTGCGCCCAGTAGGTGTCGACGGTGTTATGGATGGAGCACAGGCGCTCGCCGTTTACTTCCGGCTTGAGATACGGGCACGCGCCATCGTGCTGTTCGGGCAGATCATCAATGCCGCCGCGACAACACTGTCCACATTTGCAGCATTCGCCCTCGCGGACCCATACCATTAGGCATTACCAGCAGTCACCGTAAAGCTCGTCACCGTTACCGTCTGGCCCGACGCAATGCTGGTGTTGTTGAGCACCAAATCAGTAGTGACGTTGCCCTGGATGTGGCACCCAGCACTGCCATCGTACATGCGGAAACACTGCGCCGTGCCAGTCGCTGACGCAGCGACCGTCCACGATCCTGCGATTGTCGTGACACCGCTGGAGCTGGTCAGAAAGACCGCCGGAAGCGTGATATCGGCAAGCGGCCCAGACGGGTCTGCCGCCGCACAGTTGGCTGGTACCGCGCCGCTGAATATCTTCAGATGCCCAGAGCTGCCAATTCTGGTTTGAAGCTGCGAAGTCTGATCGTTGCGCAGCGTCGTGCTGTATTGCATTGCCATTTACGTCTCCTCAGTTTGTGTCAATCCAGACATCGTTGACGTGTGGTGATACGGGAGGGACAGTCCCAATGGTAACGGAACCCCCAATAACACCAGCACCGGCAGGACCGGCAGGACCAATCGGCCCAGGCGGACCTACGGGACCCATCACTCCTGATGGACCTGTTGAGCCTGTAGCCCCCGTAGAACCAATCGGCCCAGGCGGACCTACAGGACCAATCGCTCCAGGAGGACCCGGTACCGTACTCTCAGGCCCCGATGGCCCGCGTACACCAACCACCGCAACATCGATCTCGACAACGGCCATGGCATACGCTCATGTGCTATCAGTCACGTCTGGCGTGACGATAACCGCTCCGCCTATCGGAGTCTGAACCTCAGTTGATGGATAGGTAATCTGCAAATCCCAAACGCCCTTGGGAGGCAACGAACGGCTCACTACCGAAGAGAGCGTTACATCAACAACATTCGGCAACGTGACCGCGCAGTTCAGCAATGCGATTTGCTTACCGCCAGGACGATCACGAATTTCAACTTTGGAAGTGGCCCCCGTCAGATCAGTCGGTACGCCTGATGCCGCCCACAGCTTGAATCGCCAGTGCGCGCTATCCCCGCGATAGATTTCCAACTGATAGTCTGCCGGTGTCATGCTCAACCATCATTGTCAGCCGTGTAGGATCACGTCCTGTTCAACGTGAAACGGAGGCTCGATTACCTGCGTGAACGGAAACACTGTACGCCGCTGCCCTGTCACCGAATCATAGTGCTTGTCCAACAACAGCGTCTTGCCGCGACCCATTAGCTCATCGAAAAGCATCTCAGCCTGCTTACGATACGGCACCGATTGACGAATGGCATTGACCAGCAAATTAACCGCTATACCAGCCGCTATCTCTGAAGGAGCGCCATTCAGCAACGCTATCACTTGCTCGAACAGCTCCTGCTCGCCCTGGTGCCTACTCTTCAATGGATCGTTCATGGTGCTGGCACCGGCTGTCCCAGAGAGAAGATGCCCTGTATGTTCCACTTGACGATGATGTTTCCGCCATTGGCGGACAGCGGCAACCCGATGATGTTCGTATCCTCGTACAGCACCAGACGCCATGTACCCTCAAGGCCGGGATTTTTCCGATAGAGAACAATCGCGCCGATTACGGTCCCCACGATGTCATCGTAAATAACCTGATCGGCGCTGAAGATCGTATTGTTCACAACCGGCGTAGTCAGTTGCGCGCCCGCCCCCACTACATTGGTGATGCTAGGGTAGAACTGATGCGTAGGCGAATAGACGTAGCCATCCAGGATCGTGACCAGCAAAAGATACGCTGAAGTGTTAGGAGCCGCCTGATCGAGGGATTTATCGTGATCAAACTCCCTCATCAGAGACTGCTTCCAGAGTGGGTACAGCGCGTTTGCCATCCTAGTCCTCCGGTATGTCAGGCAGGCTTTCGTAAGGCTGCGGGAACGGCTCACCCGGCCAACGCCTTACGTGTTTGTGCACCGGCTCAGTACGCGGATTGAGAACCGGCACCGGATCAGGCGGAAGCACAACAGGCCGCAGCGTCGGATTGGGCCTGTCGTTGCACGCCTCGCACACCAGAAATCCGGTGCGCTTGATGAACTTCCCCATGTACTGGGTGTCCCACACCAGATCACGGTGGTTGTAGAGAAAGCCGCAACGGTCACAGAACGCAAACGCCGCCGGTCTGGTCGGGTCTAGATGGGCATGCCCTTTGGGTGCGAACGATCCCATCAGTACACCTGACTGGTGTAAGTGGCCAAGGCAGGCACAACACGCAGCGGCGAGTTCTCGACGTCGCGCTCCGCCGCCTGCCGGAAGGAATTTCCTGCGCGCACCGCCAACTGATCCATGCGCCCTGGCGCATAGAGCTCCGCCAGCTTGAACGCCAACCCAGCGACATATGCCTCCAGGAACCGATACGGCACCTCAGGCCCAATCCCATTGGGCATGCTCGCGTCCTGCATCTGCCGCGCTCGGTAATACTTCAACGTATAAGGCCCAGCGGCATCCGGCGGTTGCCACAACGTGATCGTGGGCTGCATCTGAAGATTGAACCAGTAGACCGAGGGCGGCCCCAGCGTTTCCTTGTCGGGAAAACTGGCATAGGTGTCGCGATCAACCGAGGTGATGATCCTGTCCTTCTGCGGACCATGCTCGGTCGAGATATAGGCCGCCATGATCATCACGGTGGCTGGATCAACGTCATAGGTGTCGACGCCCTCCAGGAGAGAGGTCGTCATCAGCTCCACGGTCCAGAGATTGACTTGCTCATTCGACCAATCAACCTGCAACAGATTGCAAGCCATCGCCGCATCATGCAGATGATCAACCGTCAGCGCCGTGCGCCGTATCTGGCACCGCCCATAGGCCGCAATGATCACGTCGGCCAGGGCTGGTTGCCAGGAATACGTCCCGCTGGGATCGGTCATGGCTGTGTCCCCGTCACAAAAACAGGGATCGGATCAGTAGGAGCAACCGGCGGCGTGCCAGTCGCATAGACGATAGGGATCGGCTGACCTGGAGAACGCGGGAAGTTGGCCGCAACCTCAACGACCGCCTGCGCCATGCCGGGACCGACAGGAACCGAACCGTCCGTGACCTTGACAACAGGAATCGCTGTTACCGGGGCCAGCTTGCCGCTGCCAGTCACAACCGACATCGCGTTGATTGGAGCAAAAACCGCTGCCATGGCCCTCATCTCGTTGTAGGTGCGGAGAGGCGGGATATTCCGCGCAACGGGAGGACGTTCGTGAGAGCTATCCAGCCTCTCCTCCCCGCGTGGCTAGACGCGGGTATCTCTATTTCGTTTTGCCGCCCTTCTTGTACTTCTCCGAAGTGGTCGATGGCATTGGACGATCCGTAGGCGTACCCACACTGCCGCCATCAGCCTTCCCGCGCACGAAACCGCCGCTGCGGAAGTGCCCAACACGATCAGGCCGCTTGTTCGAGGTTTCCCCGGTCACCGTGGTGTGGAACGTGTTGCTGGTGACCTTCTTCGGATTGCGTGTTTTCTTGGCGGGCTCGCCGCCTTTGTACAACTCCGAAGGCACGCCTACGAAGTCATCACGCAAATCGCGCGGGGTGTTGCCGAGGGGGCCTTTTGCCATTCACGACGCCCCTCTTAGTTGTCGGCCCATGTAACGGTGAACGTCGCACCAGTGCCACTGCCACCAGTCACAGACTGCGCACCCGCCGGTCCAGGCTTGGTCGCATTGCCGGGATTGATAATGTTCACGGCAGAGATAATCCCACCCGCAGCAGTCGTGACCTGGAGAACCACAGGACCAGTGTTGGCAGGAAGAGTGAGCGTGTTCCCGACCGTGTAGCCGGTCCCGCCAGCCGTCACCGCCACCGACGCCGCTTTTTGGGACAGCGATGTCGTATCCGTTGCGCCGTCAAGCTCGTCCTGAATGCCGGTTGGCGTGCAGAACCCGCCAGAGGCAGGCTTCGCGCCAAGTTCCAGGAACGGAACACCCGTCAGTCCGCTTGCCGTCCCGCCGATGGCACTGAATAAGGCCAGCGAATAGCTTTGATTGGTGACGCGCTTGGTGACAATCGCCGCCTGCGGACGCCGCGTCGGGTCCGCGAAATACCACACGGTCGTGCCAACCTGCGGAAGCATATGTCTAGGCATGGATCAGCCTCCTAGCTGCATAGTCATAGCCACGCAGTCGCCGTCACGAAACCGGGTACGATCCGTACACCGACCTCCAATCAAAGTACGAGAACGCATAACGCTCGCGGCCCTTGACCTTCAGGTTATCGGTATCGAAGTCCACGTACATATCCATCTCGAAAGGCACGCGGTCGTAGAAGATGAGCCCGCGCTTGTCGGTCTTGAGGAACCAAGCAAAGTTGGACGTCAGGAACTCGCTGACGATGTAGTCGCGCAGTCCGCCACCAACATGCTTGATCGCATTCACATCGTTGTCGTTGGTGCCAGGACGCAGCTCCGTTCGCAGAAGGCGAACTGCAACCGGCTCCAGCGCCGCCGGGATCACAAGACACTCGGCCCGCGCCACGATCTTGATGCCGCGCTCATCGACCCAGTTGTTCCTGATCGTGGTCATCGCCGTGAGCAACGTGCTCTCGTTCAGATTGACCTCAGTCGCAGGCTTGTTTGCCACCACCCCACTGTCGATGGGATGATCGACCGCAAACAGCGCCTTCTGATCGCCACCGATGGTGGGATCGTAGACATTGCCGACATTGAAGATGTTCCAGGCGTAGATTTCCTTCGTGGTCGCAAAGACGTCCTGCAAGCCCAGGTTCGACGGATTGAACTCAGCCTTATACTGGTTGTCCTCTACAGCCTTCCTGGTGATGATATACCCAAGACTCAGCTCTTTCATCTCAGCCGAGTACATCCACCGCTCACCTGCCCTCTCATCGAAGTAGGTGGAAGCGCCTTCGCCCTTCTCACGCGCCAGGGGCAGGTACGCCATCTGGGTGCGGCGTTCGAGAGCCATCTTGGA